CCTCCCCCTCGCCTACCACCATGCGGACCCCCGCCGTGCGCTCCTCGACCGGGAAGTTCGAGTCGGATCCCGCCCACCTGGCCGCCAGGAGCAGGACCGGCCCCATCCCGTTGACCGCCCGGATGCCCCGGACGCCCGTATAGATGTTCCCCTCGATCGCGGCGGCGGCGTTGTCGATGGTCTCCTCGACGCCGCCCCCGATCCAGATCCCCACGTCGAACTCGCCCGGCGGGATGTCCCTCGGGAGGAACGGATCACGCGGGGGCCTCGGCTCCGGCGGCCTCCAGGGCGGTCTCCAAGGCGGACGCGGCGGCCTCGGCCACGGGGGCGGAGCCGCGAAGAAGCGGTAGATCTGCCCGTCCACCATGAAGGCATCCTCGGGCACGGGCTGGTCGAGGAAGTGGATGTAGTTCACGCTAGCCCCCCCGGCGTCCATCATCTTCTCCTCGATCGCGACGTTGTTGAAGGACGCCGCGAGGTTCGCGAGGAGCTTCGCGTACTCGTCCGCGAACGTCCCATAGATGCTCTTGTCCTCGGGCGAGAAGTACGGTCCTGACATCTGGACCTCCTACATGAAGAAGGGCGCCTTGAGCAGAGGCTCCGGCCCCTCCAACTGCGACTCCTGCGTGTACCCCGCCAAGATGATCGCCTTCCTGGCCTCCGCCTGCACCGTCGCCAGGGGCGTCCCCTTGGGGGCCATCCTGATCGCGTCGATGAGGAAGCGCGAGAGCGCCCCGTTGTACCTCCCGTTGATGAGGGCGTCCGCCGCAGTCTGATTGTCCCTACAGGCCGCGATAAGGGCATGGTTCATCGTCGGAACGGAAGTAGAAATCACGGGCTTTGGCTGGGGCTTCGGCTTGGGCCGCCCCCACCAGAAGAAGCTCCTCTTGCCCCCGTTCTCCTTCGCCGCCCTCCAGTCCCCCCGCCTGCCGTGTCCGCGCCCGATCCTGGAGCAGACGTCCACGCCCTTCCTGGTGACCAGGCCCTCGGCCCGGAGGGCGATGTCAAGGGGCGGTGGGAGGTAGCGGTCGGCCCTGTAGTGCGGGTTCTCCTGTGGTTGCCCAAGAGAACGCGAAGCCGTGCCTGAGTGACAGCTGTCGAGAACCACCGTGATCTTGGCCCCCGCCGGGAAGGTCTTGAGCCACGCCCCGATATCGTCGTCCGTGATGACCCGCGTGTTCCAGTCGATATCGACTGGGACGATCACTTCGTCCATGAAATCGACGAGTTCGTCGATGATTCCACGGTCTCTTACCCTCGAACCATGACCGCTGAAGGCGAAGAACACCTCGTCGCCCGGTCCCTTGATGCCCTCCTTGAGCCACGCCATTCGGTCCCGGATGCCCTGGGTGGTCGCCCGCTCGTCGCAGACGGCGCGGATGTTGTCGGCAGGGAACTTCCCGATGGATGTGAGGAGCTTGTGCCAGTCTTCGACGTCGTTGACGGCCCCTCGCAGAGGCGCACCCGAATACTTGTCGATCCCAACTAAGAGTGCGCGTTTCACATGACCTCCTGCATCACCCCATAGGAAAATGGGCGGAAACTCCTCCGCCCACTCCCAATCGGAAGTACGAGAGACGTGCTCGTACCTGCTACGCCAAGGGGCCGCCCCCGGGGCCGAAGTCCCCGAGGCCCGGGAACACGGCCTGGCACTGGGCGATGACCTCGCTCGCCAGGCTGATGTGGGGGTAGGCGGGGTTGATCTTCATGATGTACCCGGCCATGATCTTGTCCCTGTTGCACAGGGCCTTGTCGAAGGGCGAGCCGGGGTTCCCCAGCGGGCTGGAGATGTGCTGGAACGAGATGTCTTCGGTGATGATGGGCGCTGGCATGTGGTTCCTCCTCAAACGACCTTATGCATCAGGCCTTTATCCTACCATCGGACCCCCGATCCATTCAAGAGTCAGATGCCCGCCAAGGAGGGGACGTGAACCACCTTCCCCCCATTCACCCGGAGCTGGTGCGCCTTCCCTACTTCCGACTCACCGAGCCGCGTCTGGAGCGTCCCGTAGACCCTCGGGTCAAACACCCTCTCGGGCGGCATACGGAAGTAGACCGCCCGCACGTATCCTGACAGGAGGTGGTAGATCACCCACACCTCCCTCTGCCCTTTCCCTGGCCTTGCCATTCGTCCCTCCTACAGCGGCGGCGGGGGCGGAGGCGTGCATCTCCCGAACCGCCAGACCTGGAGATCGATCGGCCCACGGATCCTGGAGTAAGACTGCGCGTTCCCGTTCTTGACGTAAAGCCCGAAGACGTGGTTCCTGGCGGGAAGATCCACGACCCGGGAGATGACCGACCCAGCCCCGGAGTCCCCCTCCACGGCGGGAATATCGGCCACATTTCCGTAGGCGAACCGGTCGGCCAGCGGGTAGTAGATCCCCGTGATCTCGTCCTTGACCCAGAGCTCGGTCCACACCGCGCTATCAAGAAACCTGGCGACATCCCACCCGAAGAGGGAAACCCTGAACTCCACCCTCGAAGGTACCGTCAGCAAGAAGGCGAAGACTGCGGGCCCGTCCGTGCCGCTGACGATCTCGTAAGTCGTCGGAGGCTGGACTGCATACTCCTTCTCGCCGTGCTGCTTCGAGTTGTGGAACAGAAGCGTCGGGCACTCCCCGACCCCGCAGGTGTCCGGCTCCTCCCCCGAAGGCCCCACGATCTTGATGGGCTTGCTCGGAGGCGACTTGCACCCGCTCTTGTCGATCCCCTTCAGGAAGTAGATGCCGGGCTCCTGCACGTTCAACTGGATGATCGAGTTGATCGCCCTGAAGCACGCGCAGGGGTTGCTGACGACCGCCCCGGGGAGGAACGTGAACGTCCCCGTCTCGAAGTCCACCCCCACGAAGTTCTGGCCGTCTACCGGCACGCCGTCCGGGTACACCTTGGTCGTCGGGATGTAGGCGTACCGCGCCACGTCCGGCTTCACGAAAACCCTGGCCCTCCTGGTCGTCTTGAACCCGTCGATCGATCCGCACCCCACGACCGCCGACGGGATGGCAGGGATGATCTGGACGTGCCCCTCGGCGGCGTAGAAGGTGTCGCAGGTTGTGGAGGGATCGTCCGGCGCGGTGGCAACCACGGCCCCGACATAGCCTGGCCCGCTCCCCTCCTTGCCCGTGCAGTTCTCGTCCACGATCTGGATGATGTCGCACGGCTCGAACAGGCAGTAGTCGCAAACCCGAACGTCGTCCTGAGCCGGTAGGGCGTTGTTCAGGAGCTTGGTCTCCTGCACCGGACTGCACAAGAGGTCCATCCAGTCCACCGGGTTGATAACCTCCCTGGCGATCTCCCCGTGGATCTCGTACAGGAGGCTCTCCCCATCCCCGTCGCAGATGTACCCCGCCCCGTTGGTTCCAGGGGCCGGGTACTTCGTCGAGTTCCAGTATCGGAAGCCCCACCGGAGGACCGTGTGCTTCACCAGCGGGTCGGTATAGGGGGCCAGCTTGCAGACGTCCACCAGCGCCGGACTCGCCTCCCAGTAGTAGCCCCTCGACTGGTCAGGGGCCACCATCAGGCACGCCTTCGCCAGCATGGTGAACCGCACCTGCTGGTCCGGGGGGACATTGAACTGGACCGTGACCGTCATGAGATTGGGATCGATGGCAGTCACCACCCCGTACAGGCCCGTCACCTCCTCGTCCGGGTTGGCCGACGCCTCCTCGGCCTCGATGTCGAGTCCCGTGATCCTCCTCACGGGGTTGTCCACGAAGTCCGTGTTGAACGCCCACACCGGGAGCCCCAGGGCGAAGCCCTCGATCCCGGTCCCGCCAAGCTGGAAGACCCAGCTCGCGGTCGAGGCGGGAATCGTGGCGTCCGAGAAGAGGTACTGCTCCCGCTTGCTCAGCCCGGCGGAACCCGGACCCGCCCACACCTTCGTCCAGAGATTCGTCCCCGGCGGGGCCACCGGATCCGGCCTCCCCCAGCCCGCCCAGTACACCACCCCGTAGACGTTGGGGTTCTGGCTCCCGAACTGGCGCCAGGAGAGCGTGTCGCAGTCGAGGTCCATCAGGGTCGCCGGGGAGACGAGCGTCACCGGCGGATTCGGGACGACGACGGCCGCCCCCGTGATCGCCGCGCTACCCCCGTCAAGCTGGGCCGTCCTCAGCATGTACTCCCTGACGGCCACGTCCCCGACGTTCACTAGCACAATCGCGGCGTCGGACATGGCCCCCTGGATCAGCGTCTCCCCCGGCGGGAGGACGTCCGCCCAGTTGATCGTGATCGGGGCCTGCTTCGCCGTGAGGGTGACCCGCACGACGTAGTGGCCGAACACCGAGTTGATCGGGTCATCCGGCCTGGAGCACGAGGGCGTCTCCCTCCTGAACGTGAAGGCCGGGTCCGTGTCGTCCTCGGCGACCGTGTCCAGGTCGGGGATCGCGCAGTACTCGAACTGGATCGCCTCCGGGTACCCCGAGGGGAGCGGCTGGGCGCCCATCTCCAGGATGAACTGGTCATCCGGCAGGATCCGGTCCAGCCACCCGGGCAAGGGTTGGCCCGGAGGGTCCTCCCCCCTGTAGTGGGTGACCAGGTTGGAAATCTCCTGGGGCGGTCCGTAGCACGGGCATTCCGTGTCCCAGAAGTTGTACAGGGCCTTCTCCAGGTCCGTCCCGAGACACACCACCTCGTCGAGATAGCAGAAGTCCATCCAGATGTTCCGGCATCCCTTGAACGGGGGCGACTTGAAGGCGATGTTCCCGTACCACGCCCCCGTGTCCCTGGCGAGCGCCTCCAGCACGCCGGGGAGGGGGTTCCCGAACTCGTCATAGCCCCGGTTCCCATCGATCCCCACGATCGGGTCGTCCCTGTACTTGGCGGGGACGAGCACGATCTCAGCGGAGCGCAGCCAGTCCTCGTGCATCCCCCAGTAGGCGATGCCCTTGGTCTTGTCGCAGTTCAGGGCCACAACCGGGGTCGTGTTGGGGTCTAGCGCCTTACCCACCGAGAACTGGTTCGAGGGATTGGTGAACCCGATGAGCTGCGGCCATGTCGACCGGTTCCAGTTCCACAGGAGGGCGGGGCTATTCCAATTCCCGATATCGTTCTGGAAGAACCACGTCTTACCCACGTACCATCCGTCCTCGGCGATCAGATCGTATGCGACGACGTTGGCCATGTTGAAGGAGGGTCCGTCCTGCTTCTCGCAGAGCCGGAACAGCAGCGCCTTCAGAACGTCGTCAGCCGGGAAGTCGTCAATGAGATTGAACGACGCCCACCCGTCGGCGGCGGACCTGACGCCCGATCCTCCGAATCCCTGATTCACCCCGAGGAATATGTCCGAGTACCCTCCGATCCCGTCCCCGTCGTAGAGCCGAAGTTTGATGTTCCGTATCGTCCACAGGGTCCCGGAGAAAAAGGCAGTCCCGATGGCGAAGATATGGAAGAAGGCGTTCTGGTTGGCGACGTGGGCCGTGATGTCGATCGGGGCAGGAAGGGCAACCCGCATCACACTAGTCGGTCCCTCCATGAGTTTGTTGATCTTCAGCCAACCGTTGAAGGCGGCATGGTAGGGTGTCGGAGACGGGCCGAACGGCCACGCCGGGGGCGTGTCTCCTGGCTCCGTCTCGTGATGAACGTGCCCATCGAACATCGGAGGCTGGTCGTCGCCCCCCATCGCCCCGATGGACCCCGCCCCCACGGACTGGACCGTCTCCCCGGGATGGATCGCTTTCCCATAGAAATCCATCGCCGAGAACCCACCCACAAAAAGGGTACCTCTTACCAAGTCCACCTCGTCCCCAGAGAAGATGTCGGCTCCCGTCCCCGGCGACCCGGTCCTGGGCCAGTTGGTAATCCCCTCCTTCACAAGGCGGACGAGTCTTATGGCGTCAGACCCCACCGCACCGAGGTTCTGAGCCATGTTGCTCTTCAAGGTGCTGAACATCCTTGACCCGTCAGGCTGGAGGACTCCAGCCCCGTTGTCGAACGAGTATACCGCCGTCTTCCCGTTGTCCACCTGGATCACCAGGTGCATCTTGGCAGGTGGGCCCGGATCCGGCCTGGCCCGGTATCTCAGCCTAAACTCGCTCCAGTTCCCCCCTGTGGGCTCTGCGGGATCGAACCACCTCTCCGCCCGTACCTCCTGCCCATCGACGCCGATGGGCATCTTGCCCCTATCCACCCCTATGTTCCGCATGTCGAAGGCAGGATCCGTCCCCACGGTCACCCCGCCTCCCACGAGGAAATAGAAGCCGGTGTCCGGATGAGTAATCTGCACCAGCCTCCAGTCCTCGAAGCAGGTGTATCCGCCAGCCCCCTCGAAGGCGAGAGGGTCTGCGTAGCTATTGAACAGGAAGGTCTTTGTCACCACCTTCCCGAGACCCGCGTCATACCGGAAATGGAACCCCTCGAAGTTGATGACGAACGGGAACACGATGGACGTCATCCCGACGAATCCGACCTGCCAGTACACGCACCGTCGGGCGTTGAACTGCCCCTTCGACTCCAACGTGGGCTGCACGACCTTCGCGTCGTTCATGTTGATGGTGAGGATGTTGTCCCCGATGGACAGGGCGGGCGGGGCCACCGCGATCATCACCTCGCGCCCCACCTCATCGAACAGCGTGAGTATTATCTCCCTGATCACGGTCGCAGGAGGCGCAACGAGAAGATTGAACGCGATCTGAACATCGGCGTTCACATCAGTGACATCGTTGAAACCGAGATCCCAATACCCGAGAGGATCGGTACAGACCTGGCTCACCGTCCCGACCGAGAGATCACCCTCCCAAGTGAGGGCATTGAACTTCACTATGATGGGGTTGGGATTGGGTGGGTATAAGATGGACTGAAGGTTGACGAACTCGCATGTGAGCGTGGTGCCGGGGGCGACCGGCTCCGGGTCGTACCCGCACTGGATGTCAGTCAGGGTGCTCATGTCATTGATGAGCGTAGCCCCGCCGTTTGTCCTCAACTCATCCAAGGCGAAACGATCGTTGGAGTTGACTCCAGCGGTTCCGAAAATTGTCCACCACTCCGTCACGTTCAGCCAATCGAACCCGGCATCCGGGAACGTGAACGCCGCAAGAAGCACCGTGACGGTTTGCGACCCGCCAACCGCCACGAAGTTGTGGATCGCCCTCCGGCCGAACTCATCCACCATGACGACCCGGACGTTCACCCCCGGCCTCCATGAGTACACCGTGAAGGTCACGTCCGTCGTCAGGATGATCGGCCCCGTCGGGATGTACCGGATGCTCGGGGGATAGAACGGCGAGGGGATGTCGCACACGCGGAAGTGGACCGCCCCGTTCCCGTCGATGAGCGGCGGCCCCACGTAGCACTCGTCGCAGGGCTCGGGCGTCGGGGACTCCGGCTCGTCCGCGTCGCACACCACCCTTTCCAGGACCATCTCGCTCTCGAACTCCTCCAGGAAGAAGCAGGAGTCGCCGGGGTTGTTCCCGCCGTAGGGCTCCGAGTCGACCTCGAAAGCAAGCCCTCCTACTCCCCCGGGCGTCTGGTTTGTGCAGACCCGAAGGTTGTCGATCGCCATCATGCAGGTGGCGACCTGGTAGTTGTGGGTGAACCCGAAGTAGACGTACCGGACCTTGTCCCAGTTGAAGCCGAGGTCGAGCAGGGTGAAGTCATCCAGGGGGATGTTCACCCACAGGACCGACCCGATGGACGGCGTGAAGGAGACCCACGCCCGCTGGCCCTGGTCGTCCACCAGGAAGACCTCGTAGACGCCGATCGGCTTGGCGAGGTAGAGGTTGAACCGGAGCGCGGTGTCGGAGACGTTCCCCCCGCCCGAAAGGAAATCGGTGTCCGCCGTGAGCTGGAGCCTGACGAGGAAGTGAGTCTCCAGCATCCCCAGCGTCACCCCGAGGGCCCCCCCTGTGATGATCGGGCATCCCCGGTCCATGTCCCCAAGCTGCTCCCCATAGATGAAGCACTCGATCTCGAACGGGAACGGGGCCCCTGGGTTGGTGCAATCGGAGAAGCACTCGCAGACCCGGACGGGGAACCTTCCCACCTCGACCTGGTTCACCACGCACTGCCGATACGGGTCTATCACCAGACCCGGGAAGTCGGTGGGCCTCGTCACCATGACTCATCCCTCACTGCGGTCCCTGGCACTCCTCTTCGAGGACCTCCAGGACCGTCTGCACCTGGTTGTGGGCCGGGACGAACTCCACTGTACCATCCAGGTTCACCCTGGTGATCACCGGGATCTTGTTCGTCTTGCACCCAATCCCGGGGTCGATCTCCCCCTCGGGGCCGCTGACTCGGCGAATCTGCGCCGCGCACACCGCGATCTCGAAGGCGTCGGGTCCCACCTCACAGGCGGGCGCGAGCGGGTTCGGGTCAGGCTCCGGCTGCCTCGGGACCCCCATCCTCGGTGCTTGGATGCCCCTCGGGGCCTCAGGCTCCGAGAAGTACCCGCAGGAGGCGATCTGCTGCTCGAAGAGTGCCTCCACATCGTCCCAGGACTCGACCACGACCGATCCGTTATTGGACAGCCAGTTGTCGATCGCGTACTCGTCGTGCGCCAGGGGTTCCATCCAGTAGATGCACCACGACACTATCCGCGTGAAGTCCGGCATCCCGTCCGGGATCGTGAAGTCCCCCGTGTTGATGACGAGCGTCTCCACCGCCCCCGAGGTCACATGGTCGTAGTAGGCCCGCTTCCCATCCGCATCCACGAGCATGATCCGCACAGGAGCCGACGGCCTGTTCGACTGGAGATCGAGCGTGATATTCGGACCGATATCGATCGCCGGGTCGAAGTACCGGCACATAGCGAACGGGGTGATCTGCACCGGGTTCTCGATGCAGGCCCACAACGCCCCCCCTTGCCCCATGAGAGGCGGCCCCTGACGGCAGATGTCGCACTCCGGCGGCGGAGGCGGAACGGGAGGCAGCTCGTGCAGGGGCACGATCTCGAAGCAGAGCGTCAGGATCACGTTGTCGATGCACTTCGGGAGCTCGATCAGCTTCTCCAGCCTCGTGATCCCGTCCTGGATGGTCAGCCCGGGCTTCTCCGGGTCGAACGTCGAGGGCTCCCACATCCGGTACGTCCTGGTCCCGACGTACTGGCAGGAGGAGTAGAGGTCCAGCACCATGAGCGGGATGACCGCCTCCTCCCCCTTAGTCACGCAGACCGTCTCGATGAGCAGGAACTCGCCGCCGCACTTGATCCCCCCACATACCTCCTGCCTCACCACACATACTACGCAGGAGCGGTTCGACGCCGGGAAGTGGAGCTCCAGGGACTTGCACCCGCAGAGGTCCTCCCCGCAGAGCGACCCGCACATCCCCATCGAGACGATGACCCTCTCCGCCTCCTCCGGGGGGTACCCATAGAGCGGCTGGGGAGCGGCGTTCTCCCACCCCGTGAACCCGTCCTCGAACAGCCCGTTCGAGACCAGGTTGGACCCGAGGATCGAGTCAATCTGGGATTTTCTATAATATCTGTCGTCGTGGACCTTGAAGTAGCGGGGGTCCAGCGGGTCGTTCACTTCGCTCCAGTTCGGCACCTCGTCCAGGTCGCCGAGGAGATGGGAGTCCCGCTTCATGTGCCGCTGGGCGACCGTATCCTCGCAGAGGGCATTCCCGTCGATGATGCAGGTCCCCAGCACCCTCCGGCCCAGGGCCAGAGTGATGTTCGCCTGCATGACCAGGGTGCCCGTCATGGTGTCCCCGGTCACGTTCACGAAGCGGTCGTCGATCTCGTCCAGACGGAAGAGCTTCCTCCGGAGGTCCGTGATCATCGCGTCCGTGATGGTTGGGTTTCCCGCCGGGCGCTCGATCAGGGCCAAGGGGACGACGACGTGCGGGTTCCCGTCCGTGTCCGTCCACCCCGAGGGCATGACATAGGGGAGGACGATCCCCTCCTCCACCTTGACCGTCTGGACCAGCTTCCACCGGAACATCGCCTCGATCTGCATCGAATCGACCGTGTGCTTGAGGTCCGTGTCCTCCGTCGGGTTCACCTCGTCGAGGTAGCAGTCGAGGTACACCAGGTCCTTCCGGTTCGCCAGGGGCGTCGTCAGCCCCACCCGGTACTGCGCCCCGACCGCCGCGACCATCGTGACCCCCACCCGGATCGTGGTCGCCGTGTTGGCGACGATCGCGTAGGCGTTCGCCGGGACGGCCAGGTCCGGGGTGAGGATCCTGCCCACCAGGGCGCCGGGCGTGAAGTCGGCCGCGGTGTCCACGAGGGTGTCGTTCGGGAGGACGGTCTGGATGAAGGCCGTGGAAATCGGGGCCGTCTGGCCGCCGGACATGAACGTCTCGTCCGCCCAGAGCTGCGCGTGGTGCCCCTTGTTGAACATCCCCTCCGGCCCGGGCTGCGGCAGAACCACCGTCTTGTCGGCGTTGACCGTGAGGTTGACAGCGGGGAGGACGTTCCCGCCGTTGATGAGGAACTCGTTCACCAGGTTCGGGAGGTTCTGGCTGATGAGGAAGGCGTCGCCCAAGGCGCCATCGCCCAGGGCCGACTGGATGATCCGGCGGAGCTGGGTGAAAGTGGAGTCCATCTGGTCGTTGTAGTCGGCGTCGACGAGGGGGACTCCTGCCTGGAGGATTGTTTGCACATAGCGGCGAGCCTCATCAAACATTCGCCGCGTTATGATTGCTGTGCTGCTTCCCATATCAAGCCTTCCTCCGCCAGATCGGTACGTGCGACCACGCTTGACAATGGTTCGACCGGAACCCGAGACTGGCGAATCTCGTCGCGTACTCCTTGGTCGTATCCCCGAATCCCTTCCGATTCGCGTTCGCCGCCCGCTTCTTGCTGAACTCCAGCATCAGTTCGGCCCTCTCCCTCTTGTTCACCAGGAAAGGAAGAAGTTCCTGGCACAGCCGCCAGATCGACCCTGCCTTATTGACCCTGATCTCGATCCGGTCCTTCCACTTCTCATTCTTGGAGATGTCATTTCCTACAGTGAATTCCACACCCATCTTCTGAAGAATCTCTATCACCTTTCCGGCAAGTCTCGGATCTGTGTTCGAGACCGACACGTTCGCGCCCGACACCGGTTTGCCTTCTCGCGGAGGGGCGATGCTTATCGATCCCTCTCCATCCCAGATACCCCCGAGCCACCCCATCTCCCTTTCGGTGAGACCGGCCTCTCCCCAGCTTTTTCCCACCAAGGAGTACTGACCATCCAACGCCGCCATGATTCGCTCTGCGTCCTCCGGTCGGAGATAGCGCCATCCCCCAATATCCTCCACCTGGACCCCCATCTCATCAATCTTCCGAAGGATCACCTTCCTCCGCCTTCCCGATCTCTTGCGAACCTCCAGAATCGAAACTAACCCCCGCCCGTGGGCTTCCTTGTACCGCTTCTGAATCAGGGCTCCTCTCATCGGGCACCTCCTTTGTATAAAAGATACAAAGGATGCCCTATCGTGTCAAGATGTTTCCTTTATTTGGACGTAGCGTTTCGCCTCGTCAAAGAGTCGTCTCGTGATTATGGCCGTGCTCTGGCCCATCGGAACCTCCGGCCCCGCATCCGCACACCGTGTGCGCTACATTTGGAAGTTTATGTACCTTGTGATCTTGACGCTGGCGTTCTTGAACTTCGCCACATGGTAGATCAGGTTCACCATCGTACCCGAGCCCAGGGCCGCAGTCGCCTGCCCGCAAAAGATGCCCTGCTCCCGGATGTACTCCCCCGCCATCCCGTTTGCCTCTGTATAGTCGAGGATCGTCTGGACCAGGATGCTCCTCGTCGGCCCCGGCACCGGGTTCCCCAACGGGTCCAGGTACGAGATGGCCGTCGGAGGCTTCCTGAAGTACTCGTCCACCAGGGAAACCGCCGAGACCAGGGGCGTCGGCGGTGTCGGGAGCGGGTCCCACGCGGGAAGCCCCCTCCCGACCGCATGGTACTTGATCCCCCCCGCGAAGTTCGGGTCGCCCTTCATCAGGGCAGCCAGGGCGATCGACATCCCGAGGACGATCATGTTCGAGTTCCAGGGCGTCTCCTCGACCACCTCCTCCGTCCCGTCGGGCCGCCTGCGGGTGACAACGTCCTTCCACCGTCCCTTCACCTTCGTGAGGGCGTCATAGACATCCCTGGGAACCGCCACCCTCGGCCTCGGCTTGGGTTTAGGCTCTCCCACCTGCGACACCTCTCGCTACCCACCCCTCAGCTCACGCATGATGCCAGACCCGTAACCCGAGTACAGGTCAGACACCTTCCGCACCACAACCATCAGCCCCCTATTCGCGGTCGTCAGGAACGTCGAGGACCCGAGATTCGAGTCCTGAAGTAGGGCCGGGGACCCAGTCGATCCTTGACCCCAAACCAGAGCCCTGGCGTTCTCGGCCGGGTTCATCATCAGCCTGACCTTGAAGTGGATCCCCGCCCCATTCGAGGTCGTCGTAACCGTCGTGGTCAGAGCACTCCATACGGTACCGTTGTAATACTCAACCACGATCTGATACGTCTGCGCGTTGTTGCTCCCGGCGAGCACTATCCTCCATTCCAGATCGGAGCTCACCAAGAGCTCGTTGGCCGCCCATGTATATGAGCCAAGCGACACCCATGTCGAACTGTTGAGGACCGCCTCCTTCACCGAGTTGAGAGCGATCGCCCCGGACGTGTCGTAGGTGACAGCAGTAAAACCAGCAATCTGGGCCAGTGTCTTCACGTACAGATTATTCGGCCTCTGCGTCGCGGTGGCCCCGATGTCCCCAGCACCGTCAGTGGACCAGAGGATGTCCTGGCTCGATCCCCCATCTAAGAGGAGATCCCCATTTAGGTTGATGTTGCCGGTCACAGCGAATCCGGCCAATCTTGTGGACCCGGATCCTCCCCTCGCGTTCCATGTCGCGCCATCGTACTGGAGGAGATCACCCGCGTTCTTCGTGGTCGGGTTGGTGATCGCAGTGGAGGCATCCAGAAGCTCCACGGCGGTCGAGGCGTTGCGGAACTTGAATTTCCCGAGGTCCGTCCTGTACCAGATGTCCCCCGCAACCAGGGTTCCGGGGTCGGACGTGGCCCCCGTGATGGAAATGCGGTCGGTCTTGAGGACTGTCCCGCCCGCGCCGATGGAGCCGTTGGAGTCGACGTCCCCTATGTAGATCTTCTCGGTGAAGCGGGCGGGCGAGCTGTACCCTACCCTGGCGACCGAGTTCGACTCAAGGCTCAGGAGGGCCATCCATCAGCCCTTAAAAAAATGGACCGGCGCGGGACTTCGTTCCATCCCGCGCCAGTCCAATCCTTGACTACGACTGCCCACCGGCCTCCCCGGACTCCGTATTCCCCTCAGCCTTCTTCTCTCCCTCGGGAGGCGTCTCCTGCGGAGGTGGGACGGGCGGCTCGGATGAGGGTGCGGGATCGGGAGGCGTCGGGGGGGCCGCCATCGGCCTGGCCCTTTTGTAGTAGAACTTCCCGTTCTGCTCGAACACGTTGTCGCCAGCCTCGATGTTGAGGTGCCCGACGTCCCTCGTGTTCTCCTGCCGGATGAGCATGGTCTTGAGCCGAAGCGTCTCCTTCTTCTGGTCGAGGAGCGCCTGCTCGTTCTCGATCTCCCTGTTGGCTGCCGCGATGTTCTGGTCCTTCTGGACCGCCAGTCTGAACTTCAGGGCGTCGATCTCGGTGATCTCGAAGATTGGAGCGCCACCGGGGGGCACCGGCATCTGAATCATCTTGCCCATACCCCTCGGAGTGATCCCCTGCGCCGGAGGCCTGAGAGGAATCTTGTTGTGCTTGCTCACTTTAGCACCTTCCTTTCGCTTGTTCCCTGCCCTATCACATGGGCAAAGGGGCGAGGGGCCACGAACCCCCCGCCCCCCATGTTCGGTTTACCCCACGATGTCCACCGCGCTGAAGGAGATGTAGACCTGGGCGGTGGCCTCATCCTGGAGCGCCCGCCCGACGGCCTGGACGACCAAGAGCGGATCGGCCTCGCTGGCCTTGACGACGCCCCCGGCATTGTCGGCGTAGACGAGCTCGTTTGCCACGATCCCGAGGATGCTGTTGCTGTTCACGAGGCACACCGAACCCGGGAAGGAAACCCATCCGAAGCTGCTAGGGTCCGAGGCAAAGGCCGTCTGCGCGATGGCCGCCACGGTGTCCACCGCCGTGGTCAATCCAGGCGTACCCTGCACCTGGAAGTTCCCCGTGATCTTGCAGGTATCCCCTTCGGCGATCACGACGCCGCTGTTGTTGACGACGTACATCTGAGGCCCGTACTGTGTCAGGCGCGTCAGCCCGAGATAGAGGATCTTGCTGGTCGCCGTGCCGGGCACGGTGCTGCCGAGGAAGACGGACCCGGTGCCGGGCAGCAGCGTCTCGGGGTTCGCGGCCGCGCTGCCGATGGTCACCTTCGATGTGGACGTATTGATGTCGAACCAGCTGTCCCCACCCCCGCTGTCCGAGATGTTGAACGCCGCCGCCGTAGCGTCGGGGATGATTATGGCCGTCTTGCCGGAGCCGAAGATGGTGAGTTTCGCCGCTCCGCTGGAGTCCTGTATCTGGAAGTCCGTGGCTACCGTAGTGGTCCCCAGCTTGAAAATCGTGGACCCGGTTGCGAGCGTGTTGTTGATGGTGAGGTCGCCCGTATTGTGAGTCCAGAGGGTATTCGTCCCGCTGGCCGAGAGGGTGTCGTCGGTCCCGCCCGTCCCCAGCCGCAGGCTCTTGCCGTCCGCGACGGTCACGTTGTCGTTGGCGTCGATCGGCCCGGTGTGCGTGGTGGTCCCCGTCCCCTGGAAAGAGTAGGACGGGTTGTCCACCGCGTTGCCGAACTTCATTGCCGGAGTATCGGTGTTGACATCAAGGTACTTGTCCCCCGCCGCCCGGTACAGCGAGAAGGCCGCCGTTGCGGAGTTGTTCATCACGATGTTCTTCGCGCCCGTCCCGAGGAGGCTGACCGTTCCGTTGGATGCCGCGATGTTCACGGCGGTCGCGTTGGTCGGGGCGATGGCGAGCGCGGCAGCCGTGCTCCGGTCCACTCCGCCATTGGCGTTGATGACCCCGGTCGCCGTGGTGATCCCTGTGATGCCCAGCGTCGTGTCGAGGGTAGTCGCTTCGTTCACCTTCAGGGTGCCCTTCACCTGCGTCTGGACCCCTGACTTGCTGATGTCCACGGCGCTTGCATTCGTCCCGGCGATGATCAGCCCGGCAGCCGTCGAGCGATCCAGCCCGCCGTTGGCGTAGGCCGCGCCCGTGAAGGTTGATGCCCCCGTCACCCCGAGGGTCGTGTCCATCGTCACGGCCTCGTCGCAGTTGGCCGTGCCGAGGATCGTGGTCATGGCCGCGGACTTACCCAGGTTGAGGGATGTCGCCGTGACCCCCGCGACGGCGAGAGCCCCGGCGGCGGACCTGTCGAAGCTCACCGCGGAGAGAGCCCCCGCCGCCGTCGACAGGACGTTGGCGTTCGCGGCCCACGCGGACCCGGTGCCCCGAAGGGTGTTGTCGAGTGTTGGTGTGGGGAGCGTCTGAGCCGCCGCGAGGTCGAAGTTGATCGTGTCGGTGGTCGCGTTTCCAGTGATCACCATCGTGCTGCCGGTCGAGGTCAAGTTCAGCGTGTCCGATCCGGAGTCTGCTACCGGGTTGGTCCCGGCCGGGCAGGCCATCGTGGTGAACGAGTTCGTGACGGCGGGAGCCGCCGTCCACCCAGCCGTGGTTCCGTCCGACGTGAGGTAGTAACCGTTGGCCCCGATGGGCAACTTGGCCCACGTATTGGCGGCTGCGCCGACCATGATGTCGCCCACCGCCGTCGTGCTCTGGCCCGTGCCTCCCATCGTCGCGGCGAGCGTGCCGACCGACCATGTACCGGCGGTAACTCTTGCCGCCCCCGTCGCCGCGCTGGTGTCGATCGCCGTGCCGCCGAGCGTCGTGGCCTGATTGTGGCCCGAGAGGGCGAAGGCTGCCGCGTGATTCCCGTCGAGCAGGTCCGCGTCCAGTGTGCTGCCCGAGCCGTCGTTCAGGGAATGCCACGTCGTCGCGGTGCCGCCCGAGGTCCGAAGCTGGAGCGTGTCGCTCGCAAACCAGGCGTCCCCCGTGCTCGGACTTCCGTTCGCCACCGGGAGGGCGAGCCTTGTCGCGCCGCTCATGTTCACGATGTTGTCGAAATCGGTGAGGGCGTCGAACTCGTAGTCGCCCGTCAGGGCGTTCGCCCCCGTGAAGTCGAACGCCTTGTTGAAGGAGAGGGTGTTGCCTGTCTCCAAGAGACCTTCCCCCGCTATGACCGACATAGGCCCCGCGAAGATGACCCACTGCGTGCTCGCCGCCTCATATGCGAAGGCGTTGTTGTCGTAGTACGAGACATGTGATGGGTCATGAACCAGGATGGCCCACCCGTTCGAGGGCGTGGTCTTGGAGGCGGGCGTGTTGCTCGTCCCGCCGAACTGCGCGATCTTGTTCACGTCCGCGATGTCCGTGAGCGGGGCATACAGCGTCATGTCGCCGATCAGGAGCCGAGTCGTATCCGGGACAAACCCACCGGAGTTCGACACGATCTTCTTCCATGCCAGACTGGCATTGGCCTCTGCCACGTCACCGATGGCGAGAAGATCGGAGCCTGCGTTCGCGGGCGTTCCTGCGCTGCCCGCGACCACGGTCCACCCCGCGCTGGGAACAAGCGCATCGATCTGCACGATGGTCCGCGTGCCGATGTAGTCCTTGGCCGCGGCAGGGGGCTGCCAGGAGAGCCCGGCAACCGCCGCATCGAGCTGCCCCTTGTTGACCACGTCGCCAGAAGCAGCCCCGTCCGCGACGCCCGTGATCTTCACGCCGCCCATCGGGAGCCCGGCGACGGGGAAGGCGAACCCCGTCGCGACGGACACGTCGAGGGCACCCTCGGCCTTGAGGATGTGCCCCACCCCGAAGGTCGCCTTGTTCAGCGACGCATCCAGCGTCAGACCCGGATATCTCCTCTGGTTGTTGGTGGATTCAAGGAAAAGGGCGCTTCCAGCCATTTGTCGTTCCTCCTAATGCCGTCAAAGCTCAAGGTACTCGCCGTCAAAATAGAGCATGAGTTTGTCTACCGCGATTGACACCCCAACCCTCTGCTGAACCTTTCCGCCGTTGGATATGGCCGGGGTGTTCGTGATCCCTCCGGGAGTGACGGTGTCCACGAAGTATGTGTCTCCGGGGACAAGCCCCGCAAACCCAACGACCTCCCCCTCCCTCCTCATCAGGACTTTCCCGAGAGGAAGAAGCGCCACAACGAACCCGATACAGGGACTCGTGGTCGTGTAACCCGTGGTCTTGTCCACCGTCCCTGATGAGGAGAGGTACACCGCGTCAAGAAGACCGGGAAGAGTCGGACCCTGAATCATCTCCACGTCGGAGAGCATCTCGACCTGATCCTGGGAGAGAGCCTCAAGCTCCCCATCCTCCCGGACTGCGAGCACTCTTACAGGGTAGGTCATGCCGATCCTCGACGTTTTCCCTACTATACCACGATGCCCCTCCTGTGGAAATCCCTACGGAACCCAAATCGTCGGCTCCGGGGACCAGATGACCGTCACGTAGGGGTTCACCGGGAAGATGTACGGGGTCGGGTCCGTGATCACCCCGAGGACCTTCCTGGCACAGGGGTTCGGCGGGGCGAGCGTCGTGACCGACCCCGGCACGAACTTGGAGAGCCACACCTTCTGGCCGGGGACGAGGGCGGGCATCGGCCCAAGGTTCTCCACGAAGGCTGTCCCCGTCGTCCCGTGCCACGTCATGAACGGGCCAGGGAACCCTGGAGGCGTGAACGGGGCCATCGCGGACCCCACGACCTCCGCCGTCGCCATCGCGAGGGCGATCGCCTGCGTCACGGCGTTCGGGAGCCCGGGGAACAGGTACACCATCTCCCCCTGGAGGATCGGCGGCCCGACCGGGCTCGCCGTGAAGACGACCGTGCCCGGAGGGGCACCCGGCGTGAGGGGCTGCCAGACCACCCCGTCGAAGACGTAGAGCTGGAGGAGGTCCGTCCGGAAGTACATCTCCCCCGCGAGAGGCACCGGGACCGCCGGGAAGGCCGCTCCGGCCTGGATCGTGAGCCGCCGGATGCTGTTCCGGTTGCCCTCGATGTCATCGTCCATCTGGGAGGAGTGGATGTGGTAGCGGTTGTCCACCTCCCGGATGGCCGTGATGACGCCGCCCGCCGTGTCCACCTCGCCCAGCCGAATCGAGTCCGCCGGGTCGATTCCCGTCTGGTTCACCATGATCGCCACCGTGATCGCGGAGTACCCGCCTCCGGGGTCCACCGTCTTGGTGAACCCCACGTAGACGTAGTTCGTCGTGTTGTCCGCCAGGGCGGCGAAGAAGGCGTTCGTCTGCTTCAGCTCGTACCCGTTGCAGTAGGCGAGGTTCAGGCCGAGCTGCCCTACCTGGACGACTAGGCCGAGGGCGGGATCCGACAGGTCGTACCCGCCCATGACGAAATTCTTGACCCTGCGGAGGAAGCCCGACACCCGCTCGTCGAGGAGCAGATGCAGGTTCGACCATTCGTCCCATGAACTATTGTAGGCCATCTTCTCCTCCCATCACGATGCCCGGCCAAGGTTGATCCGCGCCTGGTTGATCCTGCTCCCTCCGGTCTCGACCACATCCCACCACGACTCGCTCGGCCCGGGGTAGATCTCCTGGTGGCGGCAGTCCTCGAAGAGGAAGTACCCGCTCCGACAGACGGGCCACTCGGGCGGCAGCACCCGCGCCAGCTTCTCCACCACCTGCTCCGAGAGGCAGTCGTCGCACTCCAAGTAGAAGCAGATGAGGAAAGACATGAACGTGATCCCCTGCCCGGGGGTGAAGTCTGTGTCGTCCCCGCACCGCTTGTACTTCAGGGCCAGGTCCGGGTTCGGGATGTAGACGCTCGTCCGGTCGAGCCGGTTGGAAATCAGGATGTTCTTGCACCACTCGTGGACCTCGACCCTCAGGCCGGAGATTAGCCGAGCCCTCGCCGCCACGGCCTGGACCGTGCCCTTGACCTTGAGGATCGCGGCCTGCTGACGGATCTCCTCCCTCTGCTTGTTGCAGGGGAACTCCCGATTCACGTCGAGTCCGACCAGGGCACCCAGGGCGGGCAGGGCGTCGCAGCACGCCTCGTCCACGTCCCACAGGGTCGGCTGGCAGTCGATTAGCCCCTTCACGATGTCGAGCTCGATGGCGAGCTCCTTCAGGAACCGGCTGAGCGGCCCCCGCTTCTTCTCTTCCCCCATCAGGACGTCGGCAACTTCCTGCTCGGGGTTCTCGTGGATGTTGAACCACTCGTGGTTCTCCGAGTCGAACTCGGGGTACAGCGGGACCACGCTGCCCGTCGGGTCCACGTCTCCGAGGAGCTTGTCCCCCTGGAGGTAGACCTCAGGCAGAAGCTCCATGAGGCGATGGGTGAAGTACCCCGTCTCGATGGCGAGCGTGCTCACCTGTGTCCTCACCGAGTACACCCACTGGTAGGTGAGGGGATCGAAGGTGAAGATCGTGTAGTAGTAGCACTTGCAGGGATCGAGATCGAGGTCGGCGACGTAGCCCTCCCCCACGTCCTCCTCGTAGACGTTGACCGCCGCGGTGTCGTAGGCGTCGTTGGCGAACTCGTAGAGCTTCCGCAGGACGCGGACGATCCCCCCCAGGGGAGGCTCCTCCGGAGCGTTCCACTCCACTATGATCTGCGGCCCCTCCAGACCGCGCCGGATCGACACGTTCTGGACAAGCCTCGGGTCGGTGATGAGGGCTGTCGGGCTGCTCACTTGCCCCCCGTGGCCTCCATGAACCTCTCCCGCGCCACCCTGACCACCTCGTCAAGGTAGCCGCAGAGCCTCTTCGCGTCCTTCCCTTCGATCCCGAGGACGCCGAAGTGGCTCACGATCGACCTCGCGCTCGCCTCGATGTTGCTCATCCGCCACCCGAGCTGCTCCGAGGCACACCTGTTCTTGACCTGACTGGTGGGCTCGCTGTCGCTCATACGGGGCACACCCTCTGCGGCTTCGCACCGCCAACGAAGTTGAACGTGAAGAGCCCCTTGGTCATGATCTCCAGGGGCTTCATGGGCACGTTGGCGACCTTCGGGCTGGTAGTGAACTTGCACCGGTCCCCGACCACCGGGGGCGGCCCGCCGCCGCACTCGACCTTGAACGAGACCTCCCCGCCGTTCGTTGTGTAGTCCACCCCGACCGTCCCGTTCGCCTGCGGCCCGCTGACGGTCCCGACCACGGAGAAGACCGTCGTGGAGATCATGGTGACCGTCCAGTCCTCGTTCTTCGCCGTCGCCCCAACCACGAAATCCTTCAGTTCGCAGTCCCCGCTCCAGGGCACGCAGGCGGGCACAGGCCTCCGGGTCAGCTCCGTCAGGTCGACGTGATCCACGCCGGAGATGGACTCCAGGAGGTGATAGAAGTCGGAGAGGTAGAGTGGCTGGCCGAACCCCACGTACTCGCTCCCGAGGTCGAAGAAGGCGTCCAAGGAATCCTCGACGTCCTGCGCCCCCTGCTCTATCGAGAAGTTGCCCGCCATGTAGATCGTGCCGCCGCCATCGACCGGCTGGTATGTCGGGTCCACGATCTCGATGCAGGTCCCGATCATCTTCCTGGCCTCCAGGTAATCCAGGAGGTCGGCCTTCAGTTGGGACGACGGGGTGCCCCCACCCGTGGGAGCGATGATGAGCCTGACTAGGCAGCAGCACCCGGTCAGGACGTCCACCGGGACCGCCCCGACGATGACTGCCGCCTTGGCGATGCCCGGGAACGCCTCCGCCAGCGTCTTGAAGTCGAGTGCCGTCACCGCCCGGTTGAGGGCCAGGAGGCTCTGGGGCCCGAGGACCTTCGCCTCCTCGATGGTCATGGCGTCCTCGCCGCCGCTGGCCGCCAGGTCGTTCGTGACCGCCAGGCTCACAGGCACCGCGTTGAAGGTCGGCACGTCGTTCACCGTGACGATCGTCTCCTCGGGCACGTTCCCCCTTAGCCCGCCCCCGACCCGGCATGTTGCCTCGATCGCTGCCCCGGTGTCAGGGATCTTCCCCTGGGCGTTGTCCCCGAACAGGGCGGTGACTCGGTCATTCTCGTCTCGGATGGTCGTGAACACCTTGTCGTCCGGGCCCGCGTAGGCGAAGGATTCGATCTCGACCCACAGCTCCGGCCCGATCCCCTCGTCGATCATGATCGAGAGGGACCCGTCGATGACAGGGGACGCCGACACATCGAACCGCTGGCGGGGGATCCCGAGGCTCACCCCGATGGTCTCCGTCTTCGTCTGGCCCTCGACCGCGGGGGCCGTCGCCTCAAGCTGGCCCGCCGGGATCACGGCGTCCTGGGACGTCTCGAAGTAGATCGGCCCATCCGTCGCATCCGCCGTGGTCTGGAGCTCCGTCCCCTTCGGGATCAGGAGGTCGCCTGGAAGCGGGTTCTGCATGGAGAACCGGACGTCCACCGACGCGGGAGCCGCGCTATTCAGGGTGAAGTTGATGAGCTGGAGGAGGTTGATGACGCTCTTCCTCGTGATTGCCGTGGGCAAGAACGCCTCGTTCGATTTCCGGTCCAGGTAGAAATGCAGGCAGTCCGAAGACATCGCCAGGAGCCGGAGAATGACGATCCCGAAGTCGGAGAGGTTGTGGTCCGTCCACTCCTTGACCATGTACGGGATCGCCCGCAGCATGTCCTGGAAAATCGCCTCGGCATCTCTTGACGTATAGTCAATGGGCGGCACGTTGTTCGTTATCTTGCTGATCGTCGAGCCCGGCAAGGCGCACCTCCTACACGTTGATCTGACCCTGCACCTTCATGGATTCATCGATGTATAGAAAATAGACGAGGTTTCCTTCCCGCTGAGTGGCGATGATCTTGTAGTACACCGTCACGTCGATGACCCCATCCTTCACCCTGCTGATGTCCACGTCCACCCTCTGCACGTCCACCCGCTTCTCCCACGTCTGGATCGCCGAGATCACCGCGAACCTCACCCTGGCGATGGACACCTCGTCGATCGGGGTGAAGAGCACCTCCCTCAGGTCCGATCCGAAGTCACGGTCAATCACCCTGCTCCCGATCTTGGTCCCGAGGATCTGCCGGATCGCCATCCCGATCTTCTCCGTCGAGGAGGCGTCCGAGACCCCAACGAGCTTGCTCACCCTCCCCACGGCGGTAAGCCGGAAGGGAAAATGCCACCCGCGCCCGATGATATCGACCTTCTGGCTCACGCCTTCTTCGCCTCCTGCTGCACCACCGACCGCTCGGCCTGCGCCTCACGCATCTCGACGCTGAGGGACGACACGAGCACCTGAAGCTGGGCTAGGAGCTCACGCTTACGCTCCGTGTCGTACTTCTTCTCAAGCTTCTCCGAGGGCCGAAGATCCGACACCTCGATCTTCAATTGGCTCTTCCAGAGGGCCAGGATGGACCGGAAGAGCGTGGCCTCCGTGTTGCCCGGGTTCTCCTTGAGGTGGTTGTCGAGCACACTCAGGAGGATATCGATGTTCTCGATCTTCTGACCCAGGGCGTCCCGCCTACGGTTCACGGTGTCGATCTCCCTGGTGAGGGAGGAGAGGAAGTTCCGGAGGCTCTCCATGCGCTCCACGGACGCGCTGTCCTGGAGGTCCTGGATGACCCTGATCATCGAGTCCCACTGCGTGTCCGTAAGGCACTGGAGGAAGTCGTAGATGCCCGCCATGAGGTCCTCCCAATCAGTCGGAGTCTGTGTTCGGGACGCACGGCCCCGGGATGATCTGCGCCCCTCACGTCGCCGTGTCGCCCACCCTCAGAACGCCGAGCCCCTCGATCTTGGTCACCAGCGACCCCACCGGGAAGGGGTTCGCCGGGATCGGGACGATCCCGTGCATGTGGGCCGCCACCATGTCCCCCACCTTGGCGACCACCCCGCAGTCACACGTTACGTGGGGCGTCGGAAGCGGGCCCGTTATCACAGGGGCCCCGTGGCTCGTCAGCGACCCCAGGTACGCCACCTTCGGCATGATCCACCTCGTCAATCACCTTCATCAGGAACTCCGCGTTGGCGACCTGCCCTTCGATCTCCCTGAGAATACGCTCCGCCCCCTCGATCATCATCGGAACCTTCTCAAGCTCGATGAGGACCTCGCCGCGCTCCTTGAGCAGGGCGGTCCGCTTCTCCTCCATCATACGGCGGAACTCCTTGGACTCACCAGAGTCCGGGAGACGCTCCAGGAGCGACACGATACACCCCACCTCGGAGTCGATCGCGGAGACCCTCCCTTGCTTCTTCCTGAGAACCCCCCTCGACGCCTCGACCGTGATCCGGTACGCGGCAACCCTCCTCGGGTCGAGGTCCGATAGGATCGAAAGGACGATCTTCCGGAGACAGGCACGAGCCTCCTTGTCGGCCACGATCCCCTTCCACTCCTGCCCGTTCGAGAGACGTAGCGTCGGCATGGAAATCCTCCTACGGCGCGGGCGGGGTCGGGGGACACGAGGTATCCGGGGGCGTTGGGGGGCAGTTGGGGTCCGGAGGCGGCGGAGGGGGTGTGGGCGGCGTCGGCGGGGACCCGGTCGGGGCCCCGAGCTTGTGGTCGATGGTGGTCGCCTGGTCCTTGATGCTCACAGCGTTCCGCTCGAAGTTGCCCACCACGTTCACCTTGAAGTCCCCCGTCACCCACAGGGTGTAGTTCCCCGTGATGACGTCCACCCGCTCCCCCGTGACCCAGTCCTTCAGCCCACCATCGTTCACCCTCTGCTCCTGCCCCGTCACGAACGTGTCCTTCGTCCCGCCGACCTGGCGGCGTTCGTTGGCCCCGACCGCCGTGAAGTGGTTCGTCCCCACCCTCAGCGTCTCCGCCATCTCGACCAGCGTGTGGCGGTTCATCTTCACATGGTGCCGGTCGTCCATCTCGACCAGGCGATAGGACTTCCCGGCCACCCGAATCGAAAGCTCCCCCATGTTGTCGATCTCGATCCACGACTTCGAGGGGCCGTGCCAGATGTGGATGCGCCCCTTCCCCGGCGTGTCGTCGATCTCGATCGTGATCCCGTTGTTCTTGGTCTTCAGGACCTTGTTGTACGGATACGTCGGCCCCCCGTTCTTCCGCAGAGGCGACGGCGGCTGGCACTGGTCCTCGTCCGTCAGGCTCTTGAAGCTGTCCGAGCCCTTGGGAGCCGAGGTGCTCGGGTCCGTCTTCCAGCATGTCTTGCCGTCCGCACGCGCCAGGGCCGGGGTCTCCGGGGGCTGGCCTTTCCGCTGGCCCCACCATGTCCCGCTCCATAGGGGGCGGTTCACGTCCCCGCTCTCGAACTCGATGAAGACCGCCGACCCGATGTCCGGGACGGCGAAGACACCGCAGTCCACATCGCCCCCGAACGCTCCGCCTTTGAACGCCGCCCAGTCGGTCGCCAGCTCCAGGCCCAGGACCTCGTGGCACCGGCACTTCACCCGCCCGAGGCGTAGGGGGTCGTTGTTGTCCGCGACCATGCCGCGGTACGTCCCCCAAAATCGTTTTTCTTGATGCGGGAACACTTCCCCGGTTACGGAACTACTCATCGTGACTCCCCGTAGGCCGTCGCCCACTTCCTCCGAAGAATCATCTGCTCCGGCGTACCTTCGTACATCCAATCACGAAGGCGCTTGGCGTCGTTCAAGTAGAACGCGGCAATCCAATATCTTCCTCTGGCGACCCGAACGGTTCCCTTGACGACGCCTGCACACCTTCGCGCAGTCTCAAGGAACCATCGAATAAACCTCTCGGAACCTGAGACAATCTCGATGTGCAGACACTTGCGTTTCATCCACCGAACGTAACCATCCCCCTCGATGGCCCCCCGAAAGAAGTCCCTCATGAGTTCTTGTGGAATCCCGATCGGCGGACCGATAGTCATTGACTTCCTGGGCTCAAGACCCACCTGCTTGAAGAAATCCCCCACCCTGATGCTTGAAAAGACCATTCTCGCCACCGCCGATACTCTCTTCTTTTCTGGCGCTGCCTCTCGCCGATAGATATGGGCCCCGGTAAGCCCAGCAAGATACTCCACCCGATCCCTATCGGAGTCCTGCAATCCCATGTCAAAAGTACATGTCCCCCCGAACCATCTGACGTTTCCGTCCGTCCAGGCCCAACCCAGGAAATAGGCGAGTTCCCGACTCCATTCCTCGAAGAATCCATATTTGATGGACGAGAACCGTTCCCACGTAGCCCTCCTGCCTTCCGAAACCGATCTGGTCTTGATCCCGACCCGCCTCATCCTCGTCCATATACTCCCAATCGGACGACCGAGCATCCTACCTATCTCCCGCATCCCGGCACCACCCTCGTACATCGCCCGAATCCGATCGTCCTCATCCTTTGTGAACGACCTCGGCCTCGCTCTCATGGTATCCTCCGAAGTAACGCTACTTCGGAATTATACCACATTCCCTCCCAAACGTCCCAAAATACCTCCGCTCCGCGAACGGCATCGAGTTAGGCTGAAGCGGCTCCACCATCCCCCTTCTTCTCCTCCTTCTTCTCGACCTCCTCGTGCCTCCAGGTCCGCATGAACAGGGTGAAAGGCACCCGCCCGAGATGCCTCGAAACGAACTCGTGCCAGATGTTCGACGCCCGGTGAACCAGGAACCCCCACAGGACCGGCTCGAACCACCCCATCCAGTCGAACACCCCCATGATCTGAAGAAGGTAGGCCGTCCCGACACCGACCCAGACGGATTGACAGTATGGGCAACGGGCGAAGACCCCGATCTTCCTCGGCTTCTCCCCCCGGCCCGCCAGCCACGCCCGGACGCCCTCGAACACCTCCGCCGTGGAGGTGATCTCCACCACGGCCTCGACGAGGACGACCGCGACGATGAACTTCAGGACCATCTACCCCTCCTGCTTGCACCCGGGGCACCACGACACGTTGTAGTACCGGCGCAACCGGTCGCTCCAGACGCGCTTCAGGACCAGTCTCGTCCCGCACGCCTTACAGATGATCGTCTTGGTCGGCTCGATGGTGGTCGAAGAGACATGGCCCCTGGGTGCAGGAGGTGCCGGAGGGGCCGGTGTCGGCTGTACCCTCGGCAGTGGTGGAGGGGGCTGGACCGGCCGGATGGATATCTCCCGCACGGCCTGGCCCCTCGGGACCGGCATCGCCTCGACCGCCCTGGACTTCCTCCCGCAGCACCCCATGCTCGCCTCCTACAGCGCGACGGTGCCCGCGCTCTGCGGCTCGACCGTGGTCCCGGTCTCGGCGGACAAGAACCCCGCCCCGCACCTCACCACGTCGAACTTGACCCGATACCCGCCTCCCAGCGACCCCTCCTCGGACTCGATCTCGTGGAGGGCCCGGGTCACGAAGTACTTCCCGCTCGACCTCCCCACCCCGTTGATCGTGATGATGTCGTTCGCCCGAAGCTGCTCGATCCCGTGGAGAAGACCGCTACCCGCGATCACGTACCTGGTGGACTTCGCCATCTCATCGACCATGCTCGTCAGAGCCACGCTGGTCTGCTGGTGGCCCTCGCCCACGATGAACCGCTTCGGCTGCCCAACGCCGGGGATGCTCACCAGCTCCGACCAGTTCTGGAAGTCCATCTGCGCCTGGACCGCATCCGGGGCCTCGGTGGACATGGCGAGGATCTCGTCCTTCGTGACCGGGTCGATCTGCGTCATGGTGAGGGAGAGGCCGCGCATGAACGTGCGGGACTGCACCATGAAGTCCTGAAGAGCGCCCGGCTCCGACCCGCCCGTCACGGAGATCCCGCTCTCCCGTGGCCTGACCTTGTGGAAGTGGAGCACCCCGCCGTCCACGTAGAGGACGTACCCGTAGAGCTTCGCCCGCCTCTCCAGGAACTTCCAGTCGGACTCGTTGGCCTGGATCACCTGATCGTAGATCGGGGTGGTCGTCTCGACGTCCGCCGACAGACCGTTCCGCCCCGCGATGGTCCTGACGATGTCCGAATCCGTCATCTTCCGGTAGACATCGCGGCGCTCCGTCGCCCCGAGCTTGATCGCCTCGCCGTAGGCCACGATCTCGACCGTCGTAGGGCCCCCGCCCGCCGCATACCGGAACTTCGGCCTCTGGACCACGAAGGTCCCGTGCGGGAACTGACCGGGATTGTCGTACCCCAGGGAGACGACGAACGTGGACTGCTCCTTCGCGAGGATAGTCCTACCGAGCCGGTTCTGCTGGTTGTTGAGGACGACCCTAACCATCGAGACGCCGAACCCGGCCACCTCGTCGAGCCGCAGCCCCCGCACCACTCCGCTGTCCGCCGTGAACCCGAGGACGCTGAAGTTGGGAGATGCCCGGAACCGATTCGTCCGGTTCACCGGCCTGGAAGCGAGGGCGATCCCTCCAGGGAGGGGGAGCGACCCGACGATCCCGACGTCCGGGACGACGACAGGGACCGGGAGGCCTCTCCCCGACCCGAGTACCGGAAAGCATGGTGCCCCTCGGCCCATTAGGACTCCCTCCTGCGCGAGAGCTCCACCATCGGGATCACGAGCTCCGCCCCCGCCTCGATCTCCAGGGGGAACATGACGTTGCTCACGTCGGCGATAACCCACCACAGGCGGGGCTTCCCGACCGCCTTCCAGGCCAACTCGTCGATCACCTCGCCCGTCTGGAAGGAATGGATGATGATCGGATCCGCCATGTCCCGCGCCTGGAGCGTGTCGCGGGCGTGGAGGAACTTCCTCACCTTCCCGTCCCTGCCAAGGACGCCGGTGAACTGACAGTTCTCGTACCTGGAGCCCCTGAAGATCATGCTTCTACCCCTACCTCACCATCGTCTGCTTGGCCGCCTCCGCCTCCTTCTCAGTCTCGAAGAAGACGGCCTCCTTCATCGTAAGGGTGATCGTGGCGCGGACCGCCCGCGTATTCCCGCCGCTCTCCGAGTCGGCCTTGATATGCGTCCTCTTGATGGACGCACTCGTGATGTAGACATATTTGAGCTGTTCACCCCTATCCCCCCATCCGGGCATCACCACGGGGATCGGGTCCATCTTCCCAGCGGCACTGGCAGGACGCTGAAGTTCCTGGATGTAATCCCAGACCCTCTCCGGGTCGTAGATAGGGCAGGATCGTTCCCTTGATATAGTCTTCTCGGAGAATCCTCCCCCCACCTCGGGGGCGGAATAGGTCATCGACCACTTCTCTTCGTCCTCCTGATTCTTATGGACCGAATCGACCACGAAGGAGAGAGTAATTTCCCTCGGATTCCAGCCAGAAAACATCACCCTCGTCACCGTCCCCCACAGCTTCATGTCCTTGACTTCCATACCCTGGGTTTCGGTGAAATCCTCGGGCTGAAACCTACCCCTGATCTTTCCAATACTCCAGACGCCCATTCTCCCCTCCAGCGCACACCGTGTGCGCTATCCGAAGGCAGGCTCGACCCCCCTCATGGGGTAGCCCGGCGGGTTCATGTTTCGCTCGCCCAGCTCGATGATCTGCTCGACCACCGCCCTGCCGAGCGTCATCCCGTCGAGCTGGACCGTGACCGGGATCGAGACCCTGACCGCGCTCGGCACCCCAGCGGGGGCCGCGGCAGGGGCCGCAGGAGCCGCGGTGCGCGGATACCGCATGGCTGCCATCGCGGCCACCGAAGCCGCCGCCCCCCCGACTGCGGCTCCAGCCGGAGCAGCCATCGGCAGGGACGCCTCGTATGCAGCCTCACCGGTCTTGGAGAATGCCCCCTGAACGCGCCTGAGGGACGGGATAACGTCCCCCACCCCCTCCTGAATGTGGAACATCGAGGACCCGAAGATATTCTCTTTGACGGCCCTAACAACCGACCAGATGAGCGAAAAGGAGTCCGCGATTGCCCGGAGAGGGCCAAGAATCCTTGACGTCCCCGATGTCAGGGCCGTCACGATCATCCCCCACGCAAACTTCAACCAGAGAAGAGGGGCGACGATCTTAGAAATGGCCTGCTTCACCTTCCCCACAATCCAATCCCACGCGGACCCAATGGCGTCCCGCATCATGACGAAGGGAGCAATCAAATCGACCCCCAGCACCATGAAGATCGCCACAAGGTACTTGAAGGCGTCAATGAGCCACCCGATCGCCTTTATCGGAAGCAGGATCGGCCCCACAAGCGTATAGGCGAGCACCTTCCCGAGTATCTTGAAGATGTCCCACAGCCCGATCCCCTCCCCCCCAGCCATCCCGAGTGCATCCCCGATCCACTCGAACACCCCGGCCAATGCCTCCCCGGCGGGGATGAGAGGCTCCAGGCCCCACATGAGGACCTCGACGAACCCTTCCGCGAACCCGACGATAATCGGAAGGATCGCGTAGAGCACGGCGAAGAAGGCCGCGACCGGCGCGAGGAACGGAGCGGCGATAAGAAGGAGGGCGGCCCCGACCGCGTAGAGCAGGGGGGCGATCTTCTTCAGGAGCGGAACCAGCGGCTCTATCGCCGCCGTGATCTGCTTCTTGAACTCCATGATCGGCTTCGCCATCAGCATCATGCCGAGGACGAACGCACCGATCGGTCCCGTGAGCAGGAGGAGCATGGCCCCGAACGCCTTCGCCGACCCCTCCCCCTCCCTGAACATCTTTACTCCCTTGTAGATCATGACGCCCATAATGATGAGTGCCGCAACCAGGGCCAGGATCCATCCGAGCAAGGCCGCCACAGAAATACCAAGTGCCCCCGCCGCGGAGGTCAGACCCGCCATCATCCCGGTCGTTCCCGCCGCCCTCGCCAGGTTCGCTCCGCCAGCTCCGACCGGCGTCACGCCCCTCAGCATCGGCGTGTACTTCCTCCCCGCACCCTCCAAGAGCGCGAGCCTCTTCTTCCTCGTCAGAGCGATCTCAGAGGCAGCCTGCGCCCACTGTGTCGATGTGAGATGGCGGTATGCCGCCGTCAAGCCCCCAACCGACTTGGTCTGAGCCCAAAGAGTGGTGATCGCCGCGATGGACGATATGACCAGCTTCGTCTGTGACGCCCACGTCCCCAAGAGGATGGCCGCCCCGAGGGCGGAGAAGGCCGCCGCCAGGGCGAGGACAGGCCTCGGGATCACCATGATCACGTTGAGGGCGCCACGCAGTGCCATGACGAACACCTTGACGACGGGGACGAGCATCTTCCCCGCCATCTGGTAGATCGCCTTGAGCTGCTCCCATAGGTCCTTCAACTGGTAGGTGAGGGTCTCCTCGATCGAAGCCGCCTCGTCGGCGAGGGCAGTGTTCTTCTCCATCCCCTCCGAGGCCCACCCGAGATACTTGTTGAAGTTCTGCGACTGCTTCGCCGCAAGGTAGAACTTGGTAGCCAAATCGCCCGAGGCGATCCCCAACCCCTTGAGTGTCTCCTCTGCGGCGATCTTGTCCATCTTGCCCAGGCCTTCCATGAACATGGCGACCTGCTGGTCGGGAATGGCCTCCTTGAACTCGTCGAGCCTCGTCCCCGTGATCCCTACAGCAGAAGCCATTGCCGAGGTGGCCCCTGACCCCTGCTGCATGAACTTCACCAGGTTCCCGATTGGACCCGCGACCCGACGACCCTGCATCCCGGCCTGCGTCAGAGACGCCCCGAGGCCCATGACGGCGGCCTCCGTCAGGCCCACCTCCTTCGCCGCCGCCCCTGACCGCCTCATCAGGAAGGTGAGTTCCTGCGCCGTGATCTTGGTCCTCTGAGAGAGGGCGACCATCCCCGACGCCAGCCGCTCGACCTCCTCCGGCGTCTTGTATCCGAGGGCGAGCCCGAGATCCGAGAGAGCCCCCCCCGCCGCCTCCGTGCTCATCTTCGTGACGATCCCGAACTTCCTCGACGCCTCGGTGAGCCGGACGAGGTTCTTCTCCCCCTCGATCCCCATCTTGGCGAACATCTCCGACGTGCGGAGCATGACGGCGGCATCCCGGCCCATCATGTTGAACTCGTCGGAGAGTGCCCCGACCGACGCGCCCGCCTCGTTGATCGCAGTCTCGACCTCGGCCATTGCGACCTCGGTCTCGGCGGCGGCGTTGAGGGCCTGGGAAGGGAACTTCTGCATGGAGCGCCCGAGCCAGTTCATCGCCGTGACGGCGTCTCCCGTCTCGGCCATGAACTGAATGAGGAACGACCTTGTCTCGCCGTTCGCCACGGGCTACCTCCGCCTCTTGGCGGTGTCGATCTCGTTCTGGACCTTCTCATTGTGGGAGAGGCACTTCTCATACCACCACAGCCTCTCCGAGTCCTCCATCTCCAGCACGTCCCGAAGCGTGATCCCCCCCTCCGTGGTCATGATGATGAGCCACGCCTGCTCCCTCAGATTCGTCCACGCTTCGGGGCCCGGAACAAAAAATCGGACCCTCTGAACGTGAAGTCAATCGACGCGCCGCACTGGGGGCACGAAGCCTCCTGCTTCATGATCGGCCCCGGCTGGTGCGCCATGAAGTCCTCCTCGAACTCGTCGATGTCGCTGAGGGGGAGGCTCTCGAAGAACGACGCCTCGAACGGCCCTTTCTGGCCGTTCCACTCCAGGAGGCAGGCGACGTAGAGCCCGTAGCTGGCCGCCACGGGGTTCTTGGCCGCCCCGGGCATGATGAGCTCCTGGTCGACTCCCTTCGGGAACCGGCACACAGCCTCGAACCGCGTGCCCTTGACAGCCATCGTGAGGTTGCCGTTCTGGATCGGGTAGTCCTTCTCATCCCCCATCTTGACCATCTCGATCTCGTTGAGATTGAATCTCACCTCGACCTTGGCCTTGCAGGAGTCGCACTCGACGTTCGCCGTGATGACGTCGCCCATCGAGACGCGCCGAATCTCCAGGATCAGGAAGTCCCGGTCCCCGATCACGAGGTCCCCGAGGAGCTTGGACGTGATCGAGGTGTGCGGGCCAATCCGCTTGAGGCAGTGGGAGAGGATGATGTCCGTGACCTTGATGGGGTTGTTCCGGGTGTCTTCCCTGGCGATCGCCTTGCGGGTGAGGCCGGTCATGGGGATGATCTCGGCGTCTCGATGAAGATGCCCGTCCCTGAGGTACCCGCATGGAAGGCGAACGACCGTTCCGTTGATCGGGGGCGTTTCCGGCGCGGACGTGGTGGGGCTTTCCTCCGACATGGTTTCCTCCTGGGGCACCGCCCCTGAAAACACTATTCACTCGCCATCACACGGCGGGCTACACGAACATGGAGGGCAGCCCCTTGTCGGAGGCACCCTCGTGCTGGATCGTCATGGACTCGACCGCGATCTCGGAGGACTTCGCGTCCACGTCCGAGATCTCCAGTCCGCTCGGCCACGACTGGAGCATGACGACGCGCCTCGCGACCGTCCCGGGGCACGTCTGGATGTCCACCTCAAGGCGGTCCTTGTAACCCACCCCCTTCATGACCTGGTTCCGCCACTGGATCAGCGCCTTGGCCTCGGTCGTCAGCCCGCGCTCGAACGTCATCTCGGGATACTTCCGGAGGCCGGGGAACTTCTGGACGAACGAGCTGTCCGTCCCCTCCCGGTACTCGACGACGTCGTTCTCTTCCCGCATCCCCGTCACCTTCGAGAACCCAGCCCGACACCGCGTCGAGACGACGATGAACCGGAAGTTGGTGACCGGGTCGGAAAGCCTTGTCTCCGCCATGCTTCACCTCACTCCACCCTATCTGGTTGGCCTGTATGCCCTAAGTTGCTTCGTCCCAGGCTGAATACCTTTGCTGGTAGGTGTAAATCCCTCCCCCACCAATATCCCGTCGTAGTCAAGCCCCTCATGGACGATTGTGATGGATTCCACCGCGATATCAGAAGCCTTGGCATCCAAATCCCCAACCTCGTACTTGGACGGCCATCCGTTCTGAAGACTCACCGAAAGAACCGGATAGTCCAAGCTCAGGTTGTTCAACTTGACAACCACTTCCGCCCAGTACGCTCCTGCCGCCTTCTTGACATCCCGAAACCACTTGATGAGGTCAGTGGCGCCGTCGAGAACGCCCCTCTCCAAGGTCACCGACCCGCCCTGATGGGTCCCCTTGATCTTCCTGACGCGGAACGGGTCCGACCCGTCCCGCATATCCACGACCTCAATCTCCTCGCTGATCCCGCTGACCTTCGAGAACCCGCCCTTGATCCCCCTTGCCTGCACGTCGAACAGGTACTTGAAGGCGAACTTCTTGTCTCCCTGGCCCGCGTCCAGGGGTCTCTGTTGCATTTGCGTGTCAGGGGATACGACGTTGCCAGCCACCTACTACCTCCAGGCCAGCTCCCTCACGCCAAATCTCCTGTCAACCCACGATACACGCTCGGCAAGGAGCCCAAGATTTTACCTTCTCAAAAGTTCCTCTTCGACAGTTGAGCCGCCGTCCCAAAGCCCGATCCGGCACACGATGAACTCGGCGGGCAGCGGCGGGTTCACCCCGACCTCCACGTTCATGCGCCCCTCGCGCCGCTCGGAGGTGGGGTTGTTCTCGGAGTCGCACTTGACGAAGTAGGCGCGCTCCGGCGACCCGTCCGGGGAGAAGAGCATCCCACGCTCGAACATGGTGTTCAAGAACTCGCTCACCGCCTGTTCGACGGTCTGCCAGGTCCTCTGCTCGTTCAGCTCGAAGATGGCGAACCGGAGGCCCCTGCGGAGGCTCTCCTTGACGTAGTTCAGGAGTCGGCGGACGTTGACGTAGTGCCTGCCGTCCTTGAAGGAGGTAAGGGTCCTCGCACCCCAGGGCCGGATGCCCTCCCCCTGGAACGACCGGATCACGTTGATCCCCACCGGGTTCAGGATGTCCTGCTCGCCGTCGCTCACGTTGTAGGTCAGGTCCAGCACCCCGAGGAGCGGGACGTTGGCCGGGGCGTAGTGGACGCCCCTGGTCGCCCCGATGTTCGCGTACACGCCCTGCATGAACCCGGACGGGGGCAGGGCCATCCTCGCGTTCGCGTTGTTCGGGTCCCGCACGATCAGCCACGGGTAGTAGAGGGTGGCGTAGGAGGTGTCGAAGTTCGCCTCGATGTTGCGGAAGTTCAGGATTTCCATCGGCTCGTCGTAGGCGAGCGGCGAGTCGAGGACCGCCACGAACCGCTGGATCAGCTCGGCCCAGTCCGCCGCCGCCTTCTCGACCGCGACCGTGGTCACGCCGGGGATCGAGAAGAAGTTGAGGTCCGGCGACTCGCCCAGGAGGTACATCCCGCTCTTCGGGCTCGCGTCCGACCCGATGTAGTCGTTGTCCGTGACCACCGCTCCTTCCGTGCCCCCGGCGAGACCCTGATTCAGCACGGGCAGCGGGATCGCCATGTTCAGGTCCACCAGCGGCGGGAACAGGTCGATGACGGAGATCGTCTTCGATTCGTTCGACTGCCCCGCGAGCCGGATGCCGAAATAGTCCCTCGTGCAGGTGCTCTCCATCGAGAGCCCCTCGAAGGACTCGCGGAACTTGCCCTTCTCGTAGACCTTGAGATCGAACTCCATCGAGGCCGCGAGCGTCCCCGTCGGAAGCGTCGCGCCCGACGTGATGGCGATCGGGGCGAACCGGATCTGCTTCCCGTCGATCCGATCCACGATGACCGACCCGTAGTTGAACCCGTCGTCGAAGTACACCCTGGCCCCGACGGCGAGGTTCCCGGCGTTGGACAGGATCACCGCGGTCGCCCCGTTCACGAGGGGCTCCGCGATGGTGGTCACCAGGCGGTGGTCCGTCGCGCTGTGGATGAGGCTGCCAACCGGGAAGGTGAACGTCCCGAGGATGCCCGTCATGGCCCGGACGTTCAGGAGCCGGTTCGCCACGTCGATCGAGACGACGAAGGCGAAGGCGGCGTTCAGGCTCACCGGGTCGTAGACGCGGACGAGGTCGCCGATCTTCACGTTGCGGAGGGAGATCACGGGGATCTGGGTGGAGCCGAAGCCGACCGGGGGGACCCCGACCGGACTCACGGCGATGGTCGTCCTCCACCGCTCGGTGGTGATGGACACGTTGTTCCCCCACGCGCCCTCGGAGATCGCGTTCACGTCGATCGCGGAGACGCCCTCGTGGTTCGCGAGCATGGTGTCCGCGATCGTCGCGCCCTGGCCGACCACGCGGGCGATGAAGCACCGCGAGCCGCCCTGGTCGAAGAACGCCTGGACGGAGGGGCGGAGGAAAGACCCGAGGTAGGAGTCGCCGTACTTGTCGACGAACTGGGTCGTGCTCGTGACCAGGTCGGCCCGGTCCGTCGGACCCTTCTCGGCGATCCCGACGAATCCGCCCGTGTTGACGCTCACCCCGACGATGCGGGGGATACCGGCTTGCTCGATGACGAACACATCAGGGTGTAACGTCTCTATCCCCGCAAGAGCCATGTTTCCTCCTTCAGTTCATCAAGGGGACCAGCGTCTTCTCTCCACGTTGAAGACCCGGATTCCTGCCCGCCCTCAACCGCACCGCAAGTCCCAGGATATCTTCCCGAATTTTCACACATTCAGGAAGCCCCTTGATGGGTCTCGTTTTCCCACCCCGAAGTCGGAAGCTCAATATTTGAAGTTCCAATGCTTTCTTCCAAATCTCAAAATCTCCGGCCTTCTTGCTCCGCAGAGGATACTTCTCAAAGTGGGGAACAACTTTGGTCGTCAAATCTTCTATTTTCCTGCAAGAAAACTTGTATTGGTCTCTGGCATTCGGATGCCCTTTTGACCTACTCCTGGCTCTTGATCCCTTCGCAAGCGTTCCGCACCCGAAGTATGCCTTGATCTTCTCCAAGATCGCCCGGTCGTCCTCCCGGAGTTGGATCGAGAACTCGAAGGAAAGTATCCCCACAAAGGACTCCACCTTCCCCTGCTTGTAGCAGTAGATCCCGAAGCAGCCCTCGCCGTCGACGAAGCCGGAGAGCCAGTGCCCGAAGGCGTCTCTCTCCGTCTCGATTCCAGCAAGAGCCATGTGCTCATCCTTTCATCGGTTCCTCCGCCCGGTCACATGGGCGACCTGGAAAACTCGGACGGGTGGGGCGCTCACCTCGCCCCGGACCGACGCCTCTCCTCCGCCGCCGTCACGTCCACGAGGAACTTGGAGCGAAGGAGCTTCTGTACCTGGGGGCTGCCGAGCTCTGCTTCCGACACCTCGATGCGCTGGGACGGCATGAAATGGAGACCCCTGCCGGAGGCGTCCATCGAGGTCATGGTTCGGCTGATGCTCATCAAAACGTGCCTTTTCTGGGCTTCCGGCATGGCGAAACCCCTTATTCTGACTCGGTTCTCTCCCGATACACTCTACGCAGGTGCTCCGGTAAAAGCAAGTTGCAAGTGTTCTGTCCGCCGACCTCCGTGACGACCTTCTGGACCAGCGGCGTCTCGGGGACAACCTCGTCCGGGAGCCACTGCTTCCCCACCACCAGGAGGCTCACCGTGCCCACCCAGATACCCTGAGCGACTCGATCCTCCCGGAGGTAGTTGTCCTGGCTCCAGACGCAGTACAGCTCCCCGTTTGCCACGGAGACGAACTCCATCCCGACGTCGAGGATCCTCGCCACGGCGTCCGTCATCTGCCGCGCCTCACGGTTCAGGGACGACTGGACCCGGATCGGCATGGTGATCTTGTAATAGAGGCGCTGGTACTGGTAGCGCCCGACCAGCCTCGCATTCGACTTCTCCAACTCCGGGAACCAGCTCCTCGTCGCGTCGTAGGGCTCAATCCTCGGCGTGAAGACCACGACGGAGGGCATCTTGCTGACCTGGAAGAACTCCTCCGACCCGATGAACACGTCGGGCACGCCGACAAACTGCACCTCGACCTGACCGACCTGCGACCCCAGCATCGTCACCATCCGCCCCTCTGGTCCCCCCAGGGACGAGAAGAGGTTGATGTTCCTGGCCGGGTCGTTGGTCAGGTTGAAGACCTTGATCGGTTCTTGCACGGTCACGTCGAGCCCAATGTCCTTCTCAATCGCGATCGTCGTGGACGGCGAGGCAAGCTCGGCCATGTAGTACATGGGGACCTTGAGCACCTGGTCGAGGTATCTCTTGACCGATCTGGCGCAGTCCTCCGAGATGTCCATGTTGTGCTTGTTGAAGAGAGCCAGCCCGCGGACGATAGGTCGCTGGAGACCCCCCACGCCCGGGATCATCTTGATCTTGAACCGTACCTGGCGGGGATTCCCCCACGGCAGGAGGGGTATCCTCGCGTCCACGGTGGCGAGATCATTGAAGTACCCGAGAAGCGGTCCCACCGCGGGCACCCACTGCAACATGGAATCCTGCCACACAAGCCAGGTCACCCCGTTGTCGTTGGACACCTGCAACCCGAGGTTGGCGAGCTGCGACGGGTCCTGCCCCTCGATCACCGGATCAACATCCCAGAAGACCTGGAGGGCGTAGAGCTCCGTGATTCCCTCGCCGATCCAGTTCGGGGAGACGACCTCGACCTCGTAGTACCGCCCGGCCACGTCGTACCGCGTCTCGGCCAAGTCGAGCTTGCACAGGACGGTCCCGACCTCGGGAAGAATGGATGCCCTGGGCGCGAGCGCGGGAAGCACCGGAAGCGGGATCTCCACCCCCTCGCGCATGCAGTAGACGTGTACTGGCACTACCCGATCTCCTCAAGCAGGGCGTCCACGAGGGGCCCCACGACCTCGGTGGCGTACTCGTGCAGCTCGGCGTAGGCTGGCGCGAACCACGCCCTCGGGGGGATGGTCAGATACTTTGTGTCCGCCCGAAGGGGAAACCCATTTGCCGCGAAGAACCCCCGAATCTCGTCGGACACTGGCACCGTGGCCCCCCATTCGTGAACCATCCCGACCAGGTTTAGGTCCTGTCCCTTGTCGCCCGTAGCCCCATTCGGGAGCCCCCCAAACCACCGCCTCCCCTCCTTCCAGACAGTCATGGCCCCCACGAACGATCCCGAGTCCACCAGGATGTCGTCCTTGCCCTTCAGGCGCTTCGTGATCTCGTTCAGGTCCGCCCACGCCTCGCGTCCGTTCTTGATCCCCTCGACGATGAAGTCCTTCCCGGCCGTGGCGAGCTGCTGGAGGGCGGCGTCGGTCCTCTCCCCCTCCAGGATCCTCTCCGCCTTCTGGAGGTCCCGGATGAGCTTCTCGTACTTGCCCCTCGGGGCGATCCTGATCGAGAATGCCATTCACAAAAGCGCACACCGTGTGCGCCTCAGATGGACCCGAACTTCTTCCTCGTGGCCTCCACGTCTAAGTGAAGCAGGATCGGCCTGGCGAACGATTTGGTGCGGTTGCCGTACAGGGGGGACCCCTTCGACGCTTTGATGATGGTCCACTCGGAGGGGATCCCGTTCACGGAGACCACCCGGTCCCCCTTCTTCGGGAGGAAGCCCGACTGCACGGCGTCGAGGTCCTTGAACCTGAACACCATGTGGCCGGTCGTCGGGAGCGCGTCGCCCGTCATGGTGCGCTCCAGCCTGAAGGACTGCTCGCCGCCAACCCACTGCCCGATGACCTCGACCGGATCGGAGTAGACGCGGTTCTCCTTCGCCTCCCGGTAGTCTGTATCCTTCACCGTTTTGGTGATAGAGAGCACCCGGATCCCCACCTTGATCCGATTGATCCTGACGGGATGTCCACTCGTGAACGGCATCATGCGTACCCGATGAAGAGCCCGCCTCGGTCGGGCGTGAACTCGGTGAGGATATCGTCCACCTCGGCGTTGCCCGTGGTCATGGCCCCGCCGCCGGGGCTGTTGATCGCCTTCAGGGGGGACAGACTGTAGGAATAGCCCTCCACCGACTCGCTGTTCAGCCTCGTCCCGATCCCCCCTGGCGAGTCGGAGGTGTCGATGTCCCCTACCTTCTGTATCTTGTCCCTGACGAGCAAGAGGCACGCCCTCTGGATCCTGTCGGGCACCCTCCCGTACCTGGAAACAAGGACGCCAGATGGCAGGGAGAACGGGACGACCGGCTCGATCACGACCTTGAGGGGCGGCGTCGGAACCACGCCGATCACGATGGCGGGATAGGACAGGGGCTCCGGATCATTCCCCACCAGGATGGCGTCCCCCGCGTTGAACCCGTCTACGCTGGCGACCAGGATGTCCTTCGTCTTGGCTGTCACGTCGGATCCCGTGACGGACAGGGTGGCCACGGTCCTCGTCTTGGCCTTCACGTAGTCGTCGACCAGCCACCCGAACACCCCATCCAGGACGACGAAGTGAGGCTGCTCGGGGAGCTTCATGTGCCGGTCCAGCATCATCACGTACCGCTGCTTCACCATGTACGCGACGTCGGGCAGGTCGAGCGAGAAAAGCCCAGGCTTCTCCAGCTTCAGGGAGAACAGCTCCAGGATGGGGATGAGATTGGGGATCCTGGCGACGGCCCCGTTGTTGCCGTCCGTCCTCTCGCGGAGCCGGATCGGCAGGAACCACTGGTCCGTGAGGCGATTGATCCAGTGGCTCACCTCCCTGATGAGAGGCCGGAGCCTCTCGTCAGGGATGCCCGAGTCCCCCGAGTCGGGGATCCCGGCGGCCCTCACCTGTTCCACCGTCAGATATGCAAACGCCGTGTGGAGCCCTGACGCGAATCCTACGGGCATGAGGACCTCCTACGGCTGCCCCCCGCGCCCGAAGTTCAGCTTCCTGCGGACGAAGTGGAAATAGAGCGTAGGGTCGGCCATGTCCTCCGTCGCGACCCTCCACTCCCTCGTGGTCATCGCCATCCTGTCCGACGGGAACCGCTTCGGGTTGATCATGCTTTGCCTGTTCGCCATGTCGACCGGGGGGAACGGCCCGATCGGGTTCCCGTACTGGTCCGTCTCCCGGAAGAGGTAAAACCCGCTGTCCGGCGACCCCATGTGGAGAAAAATCTCCGCATCCCTCTCGTCGCTCACCGTGGTGACGGTATCCATCGAGAAGGTGTACGAGAGACCGCTGGCGGGGCCCACCACCTGCCGGACCCCGCCGTACCGATACACAAAGTACCTCGGCATGGGGACCTCCTACCCCATCGTACATGCCAACCGCCGAACCGTCTACCCTTAGCAAGGGGATTAGGCCCGCCGAAGTATGAACCGCAGCTTCCGCCTCCCGAAGACCTTGACCAGACCGTTCGCCTCCGCGAAGTCGGCCTCAACCATCCCCATCCGGCTGGCATGACGGTAGAGCGCCTGCTTCCCCGTCACGAAGCCCCCCTCGTCCACGTACCAGTAGTCAGGGGCGACCTCCCCGTCCTCCAACCACCCCGCTGCCCTATAGAGCCCCCCGGAGTGCCCGTATGTCTCGTCGGCGTAGGAGATGAGCAGCCGGACCTCCTGTTCCCTCTCCCACTCCAACCTCACAGCCCTGGAGAGGAACCAGGAGCCAAAGTTCTCCGCGTGCCTGTCCGGCTTGATGGCGAACCGGGAGAGCTCCCTGACGGTGCCGAAGTCCTCCCCCATCCGCCCGGCGATGTTCTGGCGGGCAAGATGGGAGAATACGGCCACGGCGACCATCTCCTCCCCGATGGAGGCGCCAACGCACACGCCTCCGCGCCCGATCCCCCCAAGATAGTGGTACCTCCCCAGGAAGTCCCTGGCGTCACCGGCCGGGATGTCCTCCACGGAGACCTCGGAGAAGTCGAAAGGCCTCGTCTCCTCCAGGCCGACCCACCTCCGCACGGTGTCCGCCACGCGGTTGACCGCCAGGAATTCGTGCTCCCATAGGGTGCGGACTTCGTACTTTCCCCTGAAGTAGTTGTCGATGTAGGTCCGCTTGGAGTCGTCCACGCGCCTGACCCGGTCGAGCGAATGCCAGTAGTCCCCGTTCGCCTCGACAAGGAAATCCGTCTTCCCTGGTCTCCTAAGCAGCACGTCGAACTGGTACGGCCCGACCTGGAAATGCCTCTCCCAGTCCCGCCCCTCCTCCAGCCCAAGGCCCCCGAGAATGCCCCACAGGACGCGCTCGATGGAGGAGCCTTCCTTCTGGATCCTTCGGAACTTCTCCACAACATCGGGCCGAAGCCGCGCCTGGCGACAGGACTCCGCATGTCTCGAACGGTTTTTGGGGTCGGAGAAGAAGGCGTCCCTCCCCGCCGTGATCGCCTCCCGAAACGAGGGATTGTCCCACCTCTTCCGGTTCGACTCCGCCCTCCCGTCTTTCCTCTCCTCGATCACGAACCGATCCAGAGACTTCGGCCTTGGGTTCCTCTTGAGGGCGGCCCGGACCCCATCTGCGATGTTCGCGTGCTTCACCGGATTGGCGTGTACCTCCCGCATCCTGCTGCGCTGCGCCTCCCGGTTCTTAGGATCCGACCAGTACGCCTTCATCCTCTCCGAAAGGGCTTCCTTCCTACCAGACGTGGCCCACCGTTTCTTGGCCCCCTCCGACGTCCCGTGCCCACCCCCTGAAGCCCGAATGAATTGTATTCCGAGGCGCCACGCCTTCAATCGGACGGCCCGTCTCGAAAGAGAGAGGGCTTCGACGACCTCCCCCAACGTCTTTCCCTCATCAGCCATCCTATGAAGGATCGCCACCTCCTCTTCCGTCCAACGATACTTCTCTGACGCTGACATACCATGATCATACAGGAGGCCCAGGAGAAGTAAATGGCTTTTCCATAAACATGAGATAAAAGTCTACAATCCATAAAAAAACGGGAAGCGAACCTTTCGGAACACTTCCCGTAAAACCCCTCGGATCGGCTATTCGTGGCCTTCCGGTCAGATGATCAGGCTCCTGCGCCGGATGTTCTTCGCCTTGACGATCGCGTCCACGTTCTCGACCTGGGCGTCCACCTGGTTGTAGACGATCGTCTCGATCTGGTCCGTGTTCTTGTTGAACTCGGTGAAGATCCTCGTCCCGTCGAGGATGCCCCACACGAAGTTCTTCGGGTTCACGAGCCAGATGTACGACCCCTCGTACACCGTGTTCGGGGTGCCCGAGGCCGCGCCCGTCTTGATGACAGGGGCCACCGGCCAGTTGACCGGAGGCGGGACCGGCGGGGCCCCGAGGAGACCCAGCGTGGTGTAGGCCTGCACGCCGACCGCCACCGGGAGCATGGTCAGCGAGGATGCCGCGCCCAGCGTCGGGCTCTCCAGGAGCAGCCGCCCCTCGCGGTCGTCGCGAGCCACGTCCTGGGTCAGGGTGGCGATGGCGGCCTTGAGGGCGGCGTTGATCTGCCGAGCGATCTCGACCGTGTTCAGGGTGCCGTGGGTCAGGACCACGGTGACACCGGGGCCGGGTGCCCCG